TCAGTCTCTAATGCCTGCTCCTTCGGCGGCATCAACGTTTTGTTTTCCTCCATCTATGTCAACCCATCCTTCCATTATTTCTTCCGCTTCATGGAGCAGTGTATTTAGACTATCTGCGGTAAAAATGTTCATTTCCTTAATTTCTGATGCCGGCCGAAGTACATCCCAATTGCCGGCATAATGCTCCTGCTGCAAAATACCAATCTGTGCGACGCTCGTGATTGGCTGGCCAAAAGTCCCCGCCCATTCCGGTGGGAAAATATAAATCGTCTTTTTAACTGTTTCGCCTTCCGATTCTTCCTCCTTAGGTGGCAGGACGATTTCCTCCACCTTGATCATCTCCGGCTGATCGAGTTCAAAGAGCATCAGCTTATCGCCTCCCTGCTCCACAAGCTGACCACGGAAGCGGTATTTCAAATCTTCGTCCCACTCCATAATGTCAAAAAGAGCCTTTGCCAGTCCTCGGCACCCAAGGGTATTTGCACACCAGCGTCCTTCTTTCAATCTGCCCCAGCGGATTGCATTCGGATTGCTCTTTTCGCACGGCCGAATGGCAATACATCTGTCAACTGAATTCAGAAGCAATTCTACATACTCCACATCATCAAACTTTTTCAGACAGGCAGCATTAAAACGCAGCCTTCCGTTTGAAATTGTCATCGCCGGATTCTGCAAGGTTGCAAAATACTGTGCCCGGACTACTTCATAGCCAGTAAGATCCAGACGATTCCTTACTTCTACCGTGTTGGACTGTTTTTCCCGCATGACGCTTTCGGATGCTTCCCGGTATTCCTCTGCCGAGAAACCTGTCCAATCCTTATCAAAAGGCACATATCCGCGAAGGATGCCATCATCTACCACACTCAAAACTGGCAACGGATGATTTTTCTTTTTATACGTCCGGGATGCGCGCAGATGATTGGCCGCATTGAAAACATCTCTGGAAACAATCGCCTCGTGATGGTCCCGCTGACGGTACTGCGTTCGATCATTGTTGTTCTTCTTTGCCTTGTGCGTAAGGAAGTTTGGTGTGAAAGTCTTTCTCGCCAGCACATCCCCACAATGGCGTTCATTTGCAATGATTCCGGCAATCGTGCCCGGATTCCATTCCGTGTTTCCCAGCTTCGTCTTCCGCTCGTAATCTGTCAGAAGTTCCGCAATATCCTTTAGCGAAAATCCATTCAGGTACAGGTAATAAATGACCTTTACTGTCTGAGCCTCATCCTGATTCACCACAAGGTTGCCATCCTCATCCTGGTCATATCCAAGCAACGCCGGCGTAAGGAAAAGTCCACGGCTGAACCGGCGATCAATGGACCAGTTCATGATAATTGATTTGGAATGGGATTCTTCCTCTGCCACGGATGCCAGAATCGTCAGAATCATGCGTCCGTTACTGTCCAGGGTGTAGATATTATCCGCTTCAAATTTTACCCCTACGGGTGGGTCAAGATTCTTCAGCGTTTCGATAACAGAAAGGCAGTCAACGATATTTCTGGCAAAACGGGCGATGGACTTTGTAAGAATCAGGTCAATCTTTCCCGCCTTACAATCCTCGATCAGCTGCTGCATTCCTTTGCGGTGTGCCAGCGAAGTGCCGCTGATTCCTTCATCATCATAAATGCCAACAAACTCCCAGCCGGGTTGGGCCTTAATGTAGTCCGTATAATAATTTTTCTGAAGCTCATACGAGGAGGTCTGTTCATCATTGTCAGTGGAAACACGTACATAGGCAGCGACACGACGAATAGAGGTGCTTTCTCCAAGCCCCTCCACAATTTTGGCCGGGATAACCTCCAGTTCGGAAGTATCCACGCCTCTATATCGGTCTCTAATTCTCTGCTTACGATCTATCACTTCTGTTCCACTGCTCATTCTATAGTTCCTCTCATTCCCCCGGTTTTATGCTCCAATACCACTGGCGCATCTTCCGATAACTTCGGATGCCGAGTTCTTTCTTTGTATTTTCTGCTGTTCTACGGCTGATACCTTCGTCGCTCAACCGCATATAGATTTCTCTGGATCTCATATCATCTTCTGAAAGCAGCTTCTTAATCAGGTAGGCTGCTTTTTCAGACTTTGATTCAAATACTGGTGTTTCCGGCTCTGCTGCCGGGTCCTGTGCTATTTCACATTCCAGCCATTGGAAGCCCTGCTCCGCTGTTATCGAAAATTTGATTTCTCCATCTGACGGAGCCAGACTGTTTTTTATCTGCCGGACGATACGGACATCTGTGTTCTTTGGATCTCGCTCCACCTGCAGGACACTCCGGGCGGCCGCCACCACATCAATACTGCCAAGGCTCCGATACAGGCCTTTTGTTCCCTCTTTTTTGTTGAGGTGACCGATCAGCACAATGGCGCAATCATATACAGATGCCCACATACCAAGACGCTGCATCAGCTTTCTGGCTCTGCCTGCAATCTGAAGATCAGAATCACTTCCGAGATAAGCCTGTATCGGGTCAATAACCACAAGCCGTGGCCGAAATTCTATAATAGCCTGCCGGATGCGTTCATCATCCAGTGTCAGGCCACTGTATGTTTCTTCATTTATAAAAGCCACATTCCCACAATCTGCCCCACACTTTTCCAGCCGGGGCTTGATGGTATCTGACACACCATCTTCTGAACACTGGTAAATGACCCTCTGTGATAATCCAACTGCTTTGCCATCCGGCAGCTTTCCGCCTTTGGATAACTCTGCTATCAGATTCATCATCATTGTGGACTTACCATCGCCGGGGTCGCCTTGCAGCAATGTAATCTTCCCAACTGCTATGAACGGATACCACAGCCAACGAACAGAAGTCGCCTGTACATCACTATATAATGTAAGAATCCCTTTTTCTCCTTTGCTCGTCATCATCGTTCCTTTCCATGTGCAGTCTTTTCTACATTTATATTATAAGGTTTGATTGATGATTTGACTGCTACCTATCATGTAGCACGTTTCATGTTTTGCTACCTGCTATGTAGCAAAATGGGCTAAGACCACACAGCAGATAGGGGTGTGAGCTTTTGCGGTCTTAAACTCTTCTATAACCAGTTGCTATGTATTTTTCTCTACGGGATAATTGTTACAGCCTTATGCGGGTAAACATAAGGAGGACCACACATGGCCATTGATTATGAAGCTTTGGGCAAGCGTATTTCAAACGCCCGCAAACAAACTGGTATCACGCAAGAGGCTCTTGGGGAACAGCTTAACATGACCCGAAAACACATCAGTGTTATTGAAGCAGCTATCAACCGTCCGAGCCTGGATACTCTGGTTGATATCGCAAATGCACTGAACGTATCAGCAGACGACCTTCTCGTAGACAGTCTGACACACTCGGCTTCCACTGCCGATTCCGAGATTCACCGTCTGCTTTTGGACTGCAACACACTTGAGCAGGAGATTCTTACCCGAATGGTAAAGGAACTGAAAGCGATTTTATACGGATTGGGAGTATGATTTTGTAACCCGTTGACCACATAACACAAAAACCCGCATAAGCCACAACTGCACTTCGGAGCATGCCGGGGTGCTGTCTGTGGTTCATGCGGGATGAGGCAAAAAAAGAAGCCCACCAGCGTACCATGTAAGAATTACACAGTGCGCCAGTGGGCTAGTGAACGAGTTTTCAATCTTCGTTCCGATCTCTCGGACAGGTTTTGTGTCTCTGCCCCGACATAAAGATCATTTTTACCTATGCTATTTGGTATTGTCTACACTGCTGTTATCTTCCGCTTCTAGTCGCGGCAAAGAGTCCCAATCATCCGGGTATTTGAGTTTATCATAATCTATCTTTTTGGCTCGATAGATAATTTGACTAAACACACTCTCATCTGCACCTTTTATATATGTAGCAATAATTCTGTAAGAGTCCTTTATATTGTCACGGATATCTCCCTCAAGTAATGTATCTGGGACATAATCTCCAGTTCCTGTAACATCACGGAAACCAAGTGCCCATTTTACACCGCCAACAAGTTTTTCAGTGTATAACAACGGATGTGAATTATTAAAATTTCCCATCATGCTTGCAGACAAGTTAGCGTGTTTAAAGGCAAAAGGCAAAACCGCCAGTTTTTGATGTGTCGTTCCTTTTCCCGCAAATTCAATATCGGTTTCTTTCAAGCGACCATCAATACAGAAATTATAAAAATCGAGATGCGACCATGCACTATTTGTAAGTTCCAGTCCAGTCAGATGATGAAAGTTACTAGCATCAAATCCAACCTCAAGCGATGAAACCTTCTTATGCTTATCGGTAACTACAAAGAGTAACCGCTTTCCAACAAAATTATCTTTGTACAGCCTCGCCGCTGATATTGCTATCGAAACTGCCTCTTTCTTTGTGTACTTCTTTCCCATGCTGTATATTCCAATTCATTTATGCAAAATTTAAAGGGAGACTACAACACCGCAGTGCTGTGCGCCTCCCTTTATGACTGATTTTATCGTTGTCCGCCAACACTCCAGCCCATACGTCTGGATTCGCTATCAGGTTTTATCGTTGCCTGCCAACCCTCCGGCCTATACATCCGGATTCACTATCGGATTTAAGGTGTCAGCCACACCAGCAGGATGTCGCCTACTTTCCTACTCATAGTATACTCGATAAACAGCTTTTTATCAACTGGTTTTGAAAATTTTCTTTTGAACTTTCTATTAACTTCTGACCCATCTCAAGCTCCTATACGCATCCAGCACGAATTCCAAAAACTGGGGACTCATCTGCTCCACCATGCTCTTGCCATCCACGTTCTCTAGCATGGTCACACCAGCTTTTGACAAGTCATCTTCTCTCTTCTCCAGCTCCCTGATGCTGTCTGCTACGGCCGCAGCGATGAACGCAGCGAGCTTTGCTCCGTCAACATTGCTTTGTATAGGCATCGGTGCGCCATCATCACCGGCTAACCGGATTACCTTCGGGTCAAGGATAGCCTCTACTTTTTTAAATGCTTCTTTCTCCGGCATCCGCCGCAGATACCCTTTCATTGCACTCACGACCACCAACTCCATCTGGGTCGCTGCATAATCTTCTACTGAAAGCCATGCTAATCTCTTCATGTCGTTCTCTCCTGCTATGTGTATTTCTGTACTCTCAACATATAGCAGAATTTTGCACATAGCAATGGGTTCGGAAAAAAAATCCTCCAAAAACAAAAAAATCCCCACCAGACAAGACAAAGTGTCTCATCCAGTGGGGTTCCCAAAATCACGCTTCCTGCTCCAGCAATGCTCGTTCTTGTGCTTTCCGTTTCCGGATCATCAGCGTGTGTGCCGTTTTTTCCTTTCTCTTTTCTCTATGGTACCGAATGCAGAGTCCGTTGACCTGCCAGCCGTCCATCAGCACCTCGACCGTTTTATTCGGATTGCATCTGCGGAATCCGATGAAAGCCATCAGCGTCCGGCTGTTGCCGGTGCTAGTCAGCTTGACTCCAAAATTCGTCGTGTAGGTGATCACATCACCGTCAACGATTCCTTCCTTGATGAATGCGAAGTAAACGCCCTTTTCAAATTCCAGGAAATCCGGAGCCTGTTCCACCCGGTCTGCACCCATCTTTCTTTTTCCACGCCGGATATCACTCAGGATTTTGCTCCTTGCCTTGCCGCCAAAGTCACGCAGGCAGCTTCCATCTGTATCCAGACCATTGACATTCAGCTTCATGCCGGCCTTGTTGATTTCGGGCAGGGCTTCCAGGCAGCGGATGAAAAAGTCGTAGTTGTGCTTCATCTCCGAAAGAAGCTGTTCTTCCTGGCTGAGTTGCTGCCGTTCGTCCATTTTCTCATTCAAACGTTCCCGCAGATCATCCACCAGTCTTTCGTAGGTATCAATCTCCGGGCTGGCTTTCTGGCGGCCACGCTCTACTGCTTCTTTCAGCCGCCCCTGCATCTGAGCCATTTTTTCCTCCAGCTGCAGAATCTGCTCATCCAGTTCTGTTTTTCTGGAAGAATCCCGTTCTGCGACGTGCTCCTGCACCTTCTGGTAGACCATCCGGAATTCCGAATCGATCCATGCGTTCTCCCCGTTTTCTTCATGGTCGCGCTTGATGGCGTACAACATTTCCATGAAGCTCTGCTTGACCGCCGTCTCGTATACAAAATGGGAAGGGCACTTTGCATCCCCTTCGCCGATATAAATCGGATGCCAGGCAACATCCGGGTCTGCTTTTCCCATAAATGGCCCATCGTTGGTCGGTGAGGTATCCTTAAGACTTGAGCACCGCCAAACGGGATAGGTGTAATAATATCGTTCATAGTAATCATCCGGCGAACTGCCCTGTGCCAACAGCTCACTGCGGCAGGCATCCAGACACCTGTCATCCTCGAAGTGCGTTGCTCTTGCCTGCAGGGTTCTGCGGTAAAAGGGGGCTCCGCACTTTCCGCATACCAGGTTATCAAAGACATCCTTGCCCACTCGTTTTTCCCGCTTCTCATCCTTCTTTTTTGTTCGGTTTTTCTTTCTATGTGCAAGAATTTCCTGTGCCCGCATCCATACCGCACGATTGATAATCGGGACATGGTGGTCCGTCACATAAAATTTCGGAGCTTCTCCATTGTTTGGAATCGTCTTGTGGCTCAGGAAATCGACGGTAACCGTTTTCTGCATTTCGCAGTCACCAACATATTTTTCATTCCGGAGGATAAAATCCACACTTTCGCTCTGCCATTTTGTCCCTTTGGATGAAGGGATTCCCTTTTCATTCAGTTCATTGCTAATTTTGTAAGAAGATTTTCCCAGAAGGAACTCATCGAAGATGAACCGCACCACCTTGGCCTGTTCTTCTACAATGACCCAGTCCTTATTCGTCTCACCGTCCGTATAACCGTAGACCGACCGTGGATTTCCAAAGGCAATCCCTTCCTGAAACCGCTTTTGAATACTCCAGCTGATATTCTTGGAGATCGAATTGCTCTCTTCCTGTGCCAATGCTGAAAGGATGGTCAGGAGCAATTCGCCAGATGCATCCAGCGTATCGATGTTCTCCTTTTCGAAGTACACACCGATTGGCGGGTCACACTGCCGAAGCTGTCTCACGCAGTTCAGCGTATCGACCGTATTTCGTGCAAATCGGGAAATGGACTTTGTAATGATGTAATCGATCTTCCCGTCCAGCGCATCCTGCATCATCTGATTAAACTCGGTGCGGTGGTTACGGTTGGTGCCGGAGATTGCTTCATCTGCATACATTCCGGCAAAAGTCCAGCCTTCTTTTTCATTGATCAGCTTCGTGTAATAGCTTTTCTGCCCCTCATACGAAGTCTGCTGGGCAAGCTCATCGGTTGAAACACGGCCGTAAGCGGCAACCCGGATGTCCTTTGCCTTTTTCAGCTGACCGCCGGCAGACACTCTCCGCTTCGTTGCCGGAATCACCTGCACATTGTTTGCAACCGTCCCTTGTGTCATTTGTCTGTTCATCAATACTTCCTCCTTATCATGCCAGGCTGCTGATAGCCCTCAAATACGCTATCACACTCCACTTCCGTACAGGTGTCATCAAACCAGTGGATTCTAAAATGTTTCGGTGAAAAAATGGTAACGGAAAGCACAAAGGCTTTCACATACGTTCCAACTGCTTCATCCAGAAACATCTGCGTCCCTCCCGCCAGAGAATCCAGCCATTGCAGCGTTTTCTCCCGGATTTCATGGGTCTGCTCCAGCTTCTTCCAGTAATCTTCCATGTACCGAACCTGTTCGGCCTGTTGCTGGGCTTCATGTTCCAGCTTCTCCAGCTGTTCTTCTTCATTGAGAAGTCGGTTTTCTAACTCTGTGACTGCTTCTTTATCTCTCGGTTCTCCCAGCACCTCACATCGCACTTTCAATGCTTCTTTTTCCGCCTGAATATCCCGAATGTGCTGGTGGACATCCCGAATGCTATAGTTCACTGCAGACAGCTGGCGTTTCAGAAAATCCCCTTCCTGCTCCATATGGTCGAAATCATGGATCTCTCTCAGCTTCTCAGTCAGGTTCTTTAATGCCTGATTTCTCGCATTATCAATGGGTGCTTTGGAGATCATCTGCATGACCTCATGGACTTCTGCATCCATCTTCTCACCCAGCTTGAATTTTTCGGCAAATGCTTTGCAAAGCAGCGTCTGGATCTGCTCTTCATAAATCGGTTCCATTCGGCAGCGCTTCTGTCCCTGCTGGGCGAGCTTCGTCGCACACCGCCAGATGGTTGTCCTTGTTGTGGAATGGCCTTGAAAATACCGTCCGCATTCTCCACACAGCAGGAGCTTGGAATAGTTTCTTTCGTTTCTTCCCTTTTCGATGCCCCTATACTTTGCCGTGTATGCCTTCCAGACTTCCTGTGCTTCCTGCCACAATTCTTCCGAAATGATAGCCGGATGATGATTTCGTATCAGGTATTTCGGCTTTTCCCCCTTATTGACCTTCTGTTTATGCCCATTCCTGTGATCGGTGTAGGTCTTCTGACAAAGTACGGAACCGCAGTAACGAACATTTGCGATCATGTACCGAACATCCGTTGCCGTCCACCCCCGCTTATCTTCTTCCTTTAGTGCGCCAGCTGGCAGCACAGTCGGCTTCCGCTTTTGCCGCTGTCTGCATCCGCTGTTCGGCGGCGGGATATGCAGGGCATCCAGCTTCTGGGCGATCTGTGTGAAGCTCAGCTTTTCTTTTGTAAAAAACCGGAACACCATCCGAACAATCTCTGCTTCTTCCGGGATGATGAACACTGCCCGGTATCGGTATCCGTTCTCGTTCACTGTATACTCCCCTTTGCGGAATTCGTATCCGTAGATATCCTTGTTGCAGACATTTCCGGCCGGAAACCGTTTCTGATTGCTCCATGCAATGTTTGCTGAAATCGAACGACTCTCTTCCTGGGCAATAGCAGCCAGCGTAGTAAGAATGAACTCGCTGTAAGCATCCGCTGTATCCATCGCTTCCCGCTCAAACAGGATCGTGACATTGTTTTCCTTTAAGGTCCGCAATGCCACAAGAAAGTCCTGCGTGTTTCGGGCAAAACGGCTGATGGACTTGCAGATCACACGGTCAATCTTCCCCTGCTTGCAGTGTCGGAGCAAACGGTTGAAACCTGTCCGTCCTTCCCTGCTTGTTGCGGAAATGCCATGATCGGAATAAATGCCGGCGGATGTCCACCCTGCATTTCCTGCCAGGAGTGACATAAAGTAGCGTTCCTGCATTTCATACGAATCCTCCTGTGCCGGATTGGTGGAGGAAACACGGATATATGCGGCGACCCGAACAGTCTTCTCTGAAATTGATGTTTTCACCGCTGGTATTGCCGGCCGGCATTCCTGCATCACATCGGATGCGAGCTGGGAGAATTCTTCCATACTCTCCAGCTCATTCACCGGCATTTCTTTTGTCGGTGCGTAGCTGGTTACAGGCGGCTTCTTTTTCTCAGTCTTGACCTTTTGCATGGCGGCAAGAATCTGCGCCACTGATTCACTCTGTTCTGCCTTTTTCTTTCCTTTTGCTTCCGGCAGCTTCATCTTTGACATCAAGTCATTCAGAAAAGCATTTGAATCCATATCGTCCTCTCCTTTCGTCAGATTTTCCTTCCGAAAGGAAAACGTGTGGTAATGCCACCGCCTTTTCCTATCTTCGGGTAGTGACATATTTGCTCTATCCGGCACTTATAGCAAGTGATATCCGAACTATAAATCGTAGAATATCTGCCCCTATAATCGGGCAGAACTGACGATTGCGTTGTATGTAAAAGGCTCTCCTTTTCAGGAAAGCCCATGAAGGTCAGATACGTGCTGCGAAGTCAAGTGCGATCCAGCCTGCACCGGATTTCAGCTTGCCCCAGCCTTTCACAGAACCAGCACCCGCAGATTCTGCCACGATGGTGAACACGCCCCTTCCGGTGTAATAACCGGTCTTGCCGTAGTTTGTGCCTGGTCCTTTACGGATGTTGAGGTCATTGATAGACACTCGAACCGCATACGGCACAGATGCAGTCTGGTTCACAGGATAGACCGCCTTGCCGGCCGGATCAAAAACCGTATACCCCGGATTCGCATCCGCACACTGCTTCGCATAGGACAGATCATGGAACGCCCCTTTCTGGGAAGCTGCATTCTGCCAGCTCTTACGCACACGATACCAGCCAGAGATGTTACCTCCCTGGTTCTGGGCTGAGGCATTATACTGTGTCAGGTTCCAGCGTTCGATGATATTGCAGAGATTCTGCACATAGGTGTGGCTGGTGGCATAGCCGCCATCTCTCATCCAACTCCTTCTGCAGATCTTCTGAGATTTCTGTTAGGGTGCTATACCGCTTATCCAGTTCCTCATACAGTTCTTTGGACAGCTTCTTTGCCGTTTCATACCGCTGATCGAGTGTTTTCTGAAGTTCAACAGAAATAGCGGTCGCTGTTTTGTACCGCTCATCCAGTTCCTCCAGCAACTCCTCGGAAAGCTCGGCTGCTTTCTTGTAACGGTCGTCCAGTTCCTTGAGTGTCTGCTCCAGCAGGATTGCTGTTTTGACTGCGGAATCATCTGACTCCCAGCCATATCCCCATGTCTTCCCGCCATCTGTGGAAACAAAAAATCCGGCTGGGCTATTCTTCCACGCAGCCGTTGATTGTTTCAGGGTTGCTGCGTTGAATGCGTACCGAGTCGTATTTCCCTTACTGTCCGTCTCATTCTTATAATGAAGGCCGAACAGTGCAGCAAACAGCGCACCATCATAGATAATGGAGGCCGAAATGCCGCCCATCTGCTCTCCCACTGCTGTTTCCACACGGACTGCGGTATCGTATGCGGCGGTTGCTGTATTTCGGATACTGTTAAGGGAGCTTGTCAGGGAAGAATTTCGGCTGTTGACCGTGGAATTTGACAGTGTGATGCTGTTGTACCGTTCCAAAAGCGAGTCATATTCGGTTTCTGTAACCTTGGAACTGGCTTCAATGCCCAGCTTCGAGATATACACATGAACCGTATCACAGAGCGAGACCTGTTCTGCCTGTACAACATCCTCATATCCGGGTGTATTCCAAAGCTGAATGAAGTCGATTTTAATGTCGACCTCCGGTTCTGTCAGGCTGGTCGTATCAATATAGTCCTGTGCATACTCTCGCAGAGCCGCTTCCGATGGCTTTTCCTGAAAGGCACTGGTGCAGTCCAGCACCGTAATCTTCTGATACGGCACAGATTTTCGGCTGACCATGACCACTTTTTCCGGCAGTTCCATAACCGCCTGCGTTTCGTTGTCTACCCAGTACGGATGCACTCCTGTAATGGTATTCTCGATGGATTTCTCCATCTTGAAATCCGTCAGATTTTTGCCGTAGACGATATGAACGTTGTGGTCCGCACCTCTGGCTCTGTGAAACTTGACTGTGTAGCGATCCCACTCGAACTCTCCTCCAAAAGTATCCAATACCGAGCCATCCATACCGCCCAGACAGTTACGGAAAGATGCCGGAACGGACACAGTAAACATCGCACTGGATGCCACATCTGTCCAAACTGAGAATGGACAGTCGGAAGCCGCATGGCTTTTTAGCCCCTGCACCGCTCCTGCGCACCCACTCACTGAGAACGGGGAAACTGTAATAAAGTTGAGCTGATAGGAAATATGCCGTGCCTGCACTTCCAGCTTTCCATCGATCGGAGTCGTGATCTTGTAGATTCGGAACGGCTGCGGCTGCATCGTATCGGATGGTTTGGCAAGGATGATATTTCCCTCCTCCAGCATTTCGGCATGGATGCCATCTGCCGGACAGATGAGCTTCAGCTCATAGCTTCCATTTCGCTTTTCCGTTACGGTACAAGACTGTGCATCTGCCAGTTTTCCGATGCCGTTGTGGTTGAACTTTGTTTCTCTGGAATCATATAAACATGGGATCACTGGCTGCACCTCCCCTCAGAGCGTCCACCAACGGGGAATGACTTCCACCGCCGTGATACCGCCTGTCCATGTGATTTGTGTCTTTCCCTCCGGCAGTTCCGGGAAATCATCCGAAAGGATGGTCTCATTGCAGAAGCCGGAAGCGTTGTAAGCGTTATGCGTCTCGCAGTTGAGCAGCACATAGTCTTTGATGCTGTGGATGGTGATCTTCTCTTCCCCCACATACAGCTCGCCGCCAGAATCTCCATAAACCTTGAAGATGGGCTGTGCAGGAAAAGCAAAGGGATTTTTGAGTGTTGTCCTGCTCTCCAGCCGAATACTTCGCTGTCCATCCACGCTCCACCGCTGGGGTTTACAGTTGAATGTCAGCTCCATCTCAGCAGCTTTCTGAGCTGTCACATCAAAAGCAAGGGCATCTTTGCAGACCGCCATCCGGAAAAAATCCGGGTCGTAGGTATCCTGCAATTTCTGATATCCAATCGGAGATAACAGCCATGCCTTGACTATTGCGGTCTTGGCCGGCAGACCGTTGAAGAAAAATGCCTTATACTTGATATCCACGTTCTGATACCTGCGGCGGCCTGCCTTTGCATTCTCGGTGAGGATGTCTCCGTTCCTGCCGGGTACGGAGGTACTCTCCACATCCGCAGCCGGAGAATCATACACACCGGGACCAGACAAATATAATAGGAAGTCTTTGCTGGACTTCCCGGCAAACGACAGATACTGTCTGGCATATCTGTCTTTTAACTGAAACTGTGATACTGTTTGCTTTGGGGTGTTATAGCCCATACGCATCTCCTCCTTTACTTGAAGACCGAATCATCCTCATGGATCATGCCGTTGATCTTATCGGCAACAGTCTGTGCGAGTTCATCATCGTTCCGGGCATTGTAGCCATTGACCGTGATATACACACCACCAAGGTTGGTCGTCCGGGTCGTACCGCCTCCAGCCAGAGCGGCCTGCGGGAAGTTCCATCCTGAACCATCGAAGTGTGGCAGAGTCAGTTCCGGCAGGCTGAAGGAACTGATGCCCTCCATTCCCTGCTGCACCTTTGCTGCCATCGACTTGATCTGGCTGATCAGTCCACCCTCGCCTTTCTTGATGCCGCCGGAAAGCAGCTTCATAAAGTCGGGCATATAGGTGTCCGCATCTGCTAACGGTCCTTCATCCGGCACCGAGAAGTGCAGGAACGAACGGATACCGCTCGCCACACTCTTGACCGCATTGCCGACCCAGCTCACACCCTTTTTGATGCCTCCTGCGATACCGCCAACGATGTCCTTGCCCCAACTGACTGCCGAGGAAGCCACGTTCTTGATACCGCCCCAGATGGACGATGCCACGTTTCCGATGGCAGAAGCCGCATTGGAAATACCGTTCTTGATGGCGTTTACTCCATTCGAGAATACCGAAGTGACCTTGTTCCAGATATTCGTGACTCCTTCCCGGAATCCATCGCAGTTTTTCCAGAGAGCGGTCAGTCCAAGACCGATGCCGCCAACGGCTGCCACTGCGATACCTGCAGGACCGGCAAGACCGGCCAGTGCTGTACCTGCGGTTGCGAGGAAGCCACCTGCAGAGCTTGCTACTCCTGCAAGGGCTGTACCCGCACCAGCAGCCAGACCGGATACAGTCGTACCCACAGAACCGAGCAGACCAGAAAGCGTTGTGCCGACTGTCCCGGCAATACCCCCCAGCGAAGAACCGATAGACGATACGATACCGGAAAGACTGCCGCCTAAACCGCCGATCTTCGATACCACACCAGAGAGCAGCCCGCCCAGATTCGACAGAATTCCCCCACCGCTGGAGCCAAGGCTTCCCAGCTTCGAGATGATGCCGGAGATTCCCTCTCCCAGACCGCCCATTTTGGAGGTCAGCCCGGAGATCAGGTTGCCAAAGTTCGACACGATCTGACCGCCATCTGCACTGCCGATCTTCGACAGGAAACTGCCGATGTTGGACAGCAGACCGCCTCCGTTTTCGGAGCCAAGAACATTGCCGAGGTTCTGCAACGTACTTCCGAGGTTTCCAATGGTGTTCTTCATGGAGCCGAGCTTGTCCACAAGACCGGTGACCGTATTGACCGTGTCACCGACCTTGCTGATGCCGTTGCCCAGGCTCTTTAGGAAATCCGAGTTGAAAGTATCGCCAAGGCTGCGGATCGCATTTCCAAGGGAACTGGTCTGAGAGCTCAGTTCTCCAATGGAATCCTTCATATCCGTAAAGCCCTGCTTCACTTCATCGCTCATACTGCCGACTGCAGTTTTGGTGATACCCTGCAGGTCAGTCCAGAGCTGCTGGAACTGTGTTTTCAGCCCGGAAAGCCCGGTCATCAGCTGGGACTGGATACCGCTGCCCACATCCCTTGCAGCACTGCCGATACCACTTTGGCTTCTCTTGATCGTGGAGGCAAAACTGCCAACCACAGAATCCATCCAGTCGCCCAGCGAATCCACCGGGGTTGTGAGATTGTCGCTCATTGAACCGGCAAGCCCCTGCACCGCTTTCACTACCGACTTGACATTTTTCTTAATGCCGGTCGCCAGCAGCTTCATGAAGTCTGGCATATAGGTATCTGCATCGGACAGAGGTCCTTCGTCTGGCACGGAGAAATGCAGCAGACTTCTGACCCTGCTTGCGACATTTTCTGCCGCTGCGATCACGGAACCGGCCGCTGCCCGAACACCTGCTGCCATCTGGGAACAGATATCTGCGCCCCATCGGTATGCCGAAGAAGCAATCGAACCGAGCGAGTTAAAGCTGCTCCTGATACTTGCGACACCAGAAGAAACCGTGCTGCGCAGGCTGGACATTGCCGAAGACACCGTGGACTTGATGCTGTTGAAGGCAGAGGTCGTGGTGGATTTCAGTGTGTTCCAGCCGCTTGTGACCGTACTGCGAACTGCGGATACAGAGGAAGTTGTAAGACTCTTGATGCTGTTCCATGCAGTCGTGATGACCGTCTTGATACCATTCCAGCTGGTGTTCGTCAGAGTTTTCACTGCGTTCCATGCGCTTGTCATGGAAGATTTTACAGAAGCAGTTGCCGAAGTAGTCAGAGACTTGATTCCGTTCCATGCTGTGGTGATAACACTCTTGATACCGTTCCAGCTGGTCGTTGTCAGCGACTTTACCGCACTCCATGCACTAGTCATGGAAGATTTGACAGCTGCTGTCGCAGAGGTCACATTGGATTTCACCGCCACAAAGCTGGTCTGGATGGTGGTCTTGATGCTGTTCCATGTGCTCGTGGTACTGGTTGTAATGGAACTCCATGCGGATCTCATCGCGGCACTCACACCTGCCGTTCCGGTCTTCACCGTCTGGCTGATGGCCGCCCAGCTCTTACTGTATGCCTGCTCCACTCCCCTCATGGAGTTGGTGATGGAAGTAGACAGCGTGGTGGACAGATTCTCTGCCGCCGCAGTTACAAGGCTGGTGTTGGTCGTGATGCCGTTTGCCAGTCCCTGCATGAAGTCCGGCATCCAGCTTTCCATATCCGCCAACGGTCCTTCGTCCGGCACCGAGAAGTGCAGGAAAGACCGGATACGGTCCGCCACTCCCGATACGGCGCTTGCCACATCCTGAATCCTCGACTGGATACCGGACACAATGTTGCCGATCATGTCCGAGCCCCACGAGAATGCCTGTCCAGCCAGACCCTTGATAAAGGAAACTGCACTGTTAAAGCCGTTCGTGATGGTGGACTTAATACCGGAAATGGTAGAGGAAATCCCGGATTTCATCGAGTTAAAAGCTGTGGTCGCCGCGCTCTTGATGCTGTTACTGAGGGACGAAACCGTAGACTTCATGGCATTCCAGCCGGAAGAAACCACCGATTTGATACCATTTACCACACCGGAGATTTTGCTGCTGATGGCGCTCCAGATGGAAGAAACCGTGGACTGGATTGCTGAAAGGACAGTCGAAATGACCGTCTTGATTGCATTCCATGCCGTACTCATCCGGGTCTGAATGCCAGTCAGCAGCGGAGACAGGAACGATACAATAGCGTTCCATACAGTTGTCACCGCGGTCTGGATTGCAGTCAGCACCGTAGAGATGGCTGTCTGGATCGCGGACCAAACCGTAGAGAAAGTCGTCTGCAATCCAGTCAGGATCGGAGTCACAAAGGCGACGATGGCGTTCCAGATGGAAGTGATCTTCGTCTGGATCGCAGTCAGTGCTGCGCCGATCAGGATCTGAATTGCCTGCCAGATGGTTTCAAACAGATATTTGAACGCATCCAACAGAGGTTTCATGGTGTTGTAGATGCCATTCCACACCGAAGTGATCGTCGTGCTGATGGTGTTCATGACCGTAGAAATCGCAGTCAAGATCGCCGTCCACACAGTTGTCACCATGGTATGGATCGTATTCAACACAGAAGAAACGGCTGTGGAAATGGCAGTCCAGATGGTGCTGAAGGTCGTCTGGATACTCGTAAGGACAGTCGTAAAGAAGCTCGAAACTGCAGTGAACACAGTCGTTGCCACACTTTGGATAGCAGAAACTGTGTTTGAAAAGAAGCTGCTGATTCCGCTCCACACGGTCTCAAAGAAGCTCTTGATACTGCCCCATACCGTCTGCCAGTCCGTACCGAACAGCCCAAGAAACACATCCAGTGCGCTCTTTAATGCGGTAAGAGTCGTAGAGAATACAGACTTCACGCCATCCCAGATACTGGAGAAGATACCCTTTGCCGCTTCCCATGCACCGCTCCAGTTGCCGGAGAACACATTGGAAAAGACATCGAACAGACCCAGTAAGGTATCCAGAACAACGCCAAGGATGGTGGCAATATTCTGGAATGCTCCCTCGAACAGCGGTGCAAGCACCTGACAGAATCCATCCCAGACAGCTTTCAGTACCTCGGTGACATCCTTAAAATCAAAGCCCAGCCCGTTGATCCGCTGTGTCAGCTGGTCGCAGAAGCCTTTCACCTTGGAAACGATGTCGTTCCAGATGCCGGTAATGGCAGTACGGAACTCCTCGTTCGTATTCCAGAGGTTCATGAATGCTGCCACCAGCGTGCCGATGACCGACACCACGGCTACGACAGGCCCAGACAGACCACCCAGAACCACACCCAGCTTGCTGAACACACCGCTGGCACTGCCCACATGGGTGATGAGAAGCCGGACACCCTTTGCAAGAGAACTGAATCCCCGCATCGCTGTGCCGACGGTCGATATAGTCTTACCCAGTACAATAAGCAGCGGACCAATGGATGCCGCCAGGAGTCCGATCTTGATGATCGTTTCCCTGGTACTTTCATCCATGCTGTTCAGTTTATCCACGAACTGCTGCACGGCAGATACGATCTTGCGGATGGTGGGCATCAGAATGTCGCCAAAAGAAATAGCCAGCTCCTCCAGCTGAGATTTCAGGATGGTGAGCTGACCGTTTAAGTTGTCCTGCATGGTTTCTGCCATGCTCTCGGATGCGCCGTCACAGTTTTCAATGGCACCACGCAGTTTGTTGATGTCCATCTCGCTGGAATTCATTAGGGCAAGGAAACCGGACATCGCATTCTTGCCGACCAGTGCCTCTGCGTTGGCGGCTTTCTCAGATTCCGACAGCCCGGAAAACGCCACACGGCAATCCGCAAGGATGTCGTTCAGGCTTCTCATGCTGCCATCTGCATTGCTGGTCGCAATCGTGACCTCTCCGATGTTTTTACCGACAAAGGTCACTTCACCGGAAAGGTTATTCATGATGGTACGAAGGGAAGTACCAGCCTGCGAAGCCTTGATACCACTATTTGCCATCAGACCGATGGCTTCTGCGGTATCCTCTGCCGAGAACCCAAGCGCACCGGCGATAGGCGCACAATATTTGAACGTCTCGCCCATCATGGACACATTGGTATTTGCATTGGAGGAAGCGGCGGCAAGAATATCCGCAAAATGTCCGGAATCCGAAGCCGACAAGCCGAAAGCGGTGAGGGCATCTGTGACGATATCCGAGGTCGTGGCGAGGTCTTCACCCGAAGCGGCCGCCAAATTCATGATACCCTCAATGCCGCCCAGCATGTCGGAGGTTTTCCATCCGGCCATCGCCATATACTCCATCGCAGAGGCGGCCTCTGATGCGGAAAACTTGGTCTTCGCACCCATCTCACGAGCCTTTGCTCGAAGCTGGTCAAAGTCATCCCCGGTCGCACCGGAAATGGCAGATACTTTGCTCATTTCAGCATCAAAGTCCGCTGCTGTTTTCACCGCTGCTGTACCAAGACCAGTCACAGCTGCGGTCACAGGCAGGAACTTCTTGCCGACATTCTCCACAGAAGATCCGATGCTCTGGAGCTTTTCTCCGGCTTCATCGATCTTGGCAAGAGTCGCATTCGTGGTCGCCGCCTGGTCCTGTAAGGATCGGAGATTCTGTTCGGTCTCCACGATCTCACGCTGGAGGGCATCGTACTGCTGCTGGGTGATCTCACCGTTGGCAAGCTGCTCATTGGCCTGCTGTGCGGCAGTCTTCAGCGTTACCAGCTTTTCCTTAGTGGCTTCAATGGCATCCTTGAGCATCTTCTGCTTCTGGACGACCAGTTCTGTATTGGAGGGGTCCAGTTTCAGGAGTTTGTTGACATCCTTCAGTCCGGACTGCGTCCCCTTGATTGATTTGTTTACACTTTCCAGTGCTTTGGAGAGCTTTGTGGTATCGCCGCCGATCTCAACGGTGATGCCCTGGATTCTGGATGCCATTTGCGTAACCACCTCCTTGCAGGCATGAAAAAAGCCCATCTGCACGAGCAGACAGGCTAAAGTAATAAAATACTATTGGCTGTGTATCAAAATCAGCCTTTCAGCATACAATATATTTATCAGTAAATTTATCGACCAACCGGTTGATATTTTTGCAAACATGTGCTATAATGCAATCAAAGAAAGGAGTTGACGATTATGGCTTCTGTTATGAGTGCTATTACTAACACTGTTCCAATCACCCAATTCAACCGTGGTCTTGCCGGAAAAATTTTTGAAGATGTCAAGCAGTGCGGTGCCAAGGTTGTTATGAAAAACAATGCTGCCGAATGCGTTCTCATCTCCCCGGACGAATATGTCCGTTTAATGGATGAATTAAATGACGCTCGTCTGCTGGCTGTTGCTTCTGAACGTATGGCACACTTTGATCCCACCTCTTTGATTTCTGAGGAAGAAATGAACCGCCGTCTTGGTGTTACAGAAGACGACCTCGCCGGTTTTGACGAGGTAGAAATCGAATGAGCTGGAAAGTTGAATATCTCCCTGAAGCAGAAAAAGACCTCAAAGGTTTAGATGGTAGCCAGCGCAATCTTGTTCTGAAAGCCATCAAAAAAGTTCAGCAAAATCCTCTGCCTGTTGATGAACAGGGCTACGGCAAACCGCTCGGCAATCACAACAGCACTAACCTTGCAGGACTTCTGAAGATCAAACTCCGCTCTGCGGGTCTGCGCATTGTCTATCAGCTTCGACGCACGGAGACATCTATGATGATTATTGTCATTGGAGTCCGTGCTGATGAAGAAGTGTACGAACTTGCCCAGAAGAGAGTCCTCAAGCACGAAAAGTCCGATTGACTTTCTCTGCCTAAACGACTATGCTTTGATAATGATCAGGTTTCGGTAACCTTGCGAGGTCCGAGGCCGGGAAGATGACCTTTAGGCCACCTTCTTTCTCCCCCAGTTGTGCACGGCTGGGGGATTTTTTATACCTTGCTGCCAGACGACCGTGCTTATTTCGTTCACAATATAAGCACGGTCGTCTGGTTTTTGCTTTAGAACCGGTCGAAGTCCGACTGACTTGCCAGCTCTTTGTAGGGATAGTCGTCATTCTGCCGTTCTGTGAACATATCATTGACCAACCCGATGGTCAGCAGGTCGAGGTCGGCGATGCTGATACCGAGCTGTACACAGCGCAGCAGAAAGAGCGGGGTGGTCATTTCCCGCTCACTTTTGCGAGGTTTTTTCTGGATTCCACCTCCGTCTGCACATTCAGACCCCACAGTTCGATCAGCTGGGGCAGAATCTGGTAGATGGAGAATGTGTTGAACTGGTCCAGGAACTCCTCCGGGCTGTCCGGCACCTTTGCCGGGTCTGCATGACGGGCCATCAGCCATGCCAGGTCCTCGAACATTTCCAGACTGAACAGGTCGAGGTTGGAATTGTCCTCATCGTTCTCTCCCACGCTCTTTTCCAGCTGGCGCAGGTCTTTGTAAATGTCACGGCCGAACTTGATGCGGTACAGACGCGGCACGGCGGCACTTGCCTTAAAGGTGACTTCCTTGCCATCGATCTCAATTTTCTTCGTAACTGCCATAATCGTAATCCTCCAAAATTTCATGTAAAATTGGCAGAGCCGAAGCCCTGCCGTATATCGTGTTTCTTACTCTGCCGGGTCAATGCTCACCAGTGCATTACCGCCGCTCACAGTAGGCAGCTTTCCATCCCACTTCTGGATCTTCTGGTATTCGATCAGCGTATCACACAGGCTTTCTGCCAGTTTGCGGTTTGCCTCTGCCTGTGCTTCTGCGGCAATGGAAGTCTTCTGGGCTTCCGCCTCTGCATTGGTGATCGCCACCTGCTTATCCGCTTCTGCCTTGGCAATGGCGGCTTCATTCTCGATCTTCTGCTTATCTGCATTCTGCTGTGCAATGGACTTCTGCTGGATCAGGGCTCTCCCCTTCTGCGAAATGGTCATACGCATAAGGAAGTCCCATCTCTTCCACCAGAGCTTTTACTTCTTCGTGGGTCATTGGTTCCTCCTATTTCAGTGCCTTTTCGGTCAGGGACTGGAGCTGCTCGATACCTGCCTGTTCAGCCGGAGCGATATGCGGTCTTCCCGCCACACGTCCGCCGCCACGCTTGGCATGACCTTTTTCCAGCAGATGTGCCAGCTGGTAGCGGTTCTTGGAATGCACCACCATCTGAAGGCTCTGACTGGATTCGGACTGCTTGGTCGCCACCCAGCTTCCTTTGTACGCGCCTGTCCGGGACGGTGCATTGGCCGAAATCTGGTCTTTGACCGTTTTGGCAGATTTGCGGACTGCCTTCTTGACTTCGGTGGAGGCAAGGGTCGCATATTCTTTTAAGCCCTCATTGATGGCGTCTGCCATCTCATCGATGCTGACGGTTCGGCTCATCCGGCTGCCTCCTTTCCAGTCTGCAATGAATCTTCAGGATTTTCTTCTGATAGTTCATCGGGTCAACAGATTCGATATTGTAGAGCTGCTCCCGAAAGCGGATGCGGAAACCGGTGGAAGTCAGACCTTTGGTCTCACTGCACCAGCGTACCGAGAACACCACGCTCTTCTGTTCGGCTGTGACCTCACCTTCTTCTTCCTGCGCCTGATAGGTCGAGGCGTAGGCAAAGCAGGTGAAATATTCCTCCCATGTGTTCCGATGGTTTCCGACCTTATCAGTCACGACCGTGCTTTTCTCGATCGTGATCCGCTCATTCAGTTTCTCGATCATCAGAACACCCCCTCCCTCACAGCAAACAGAATGGAACGAAGCGTCAGCATCAGCTGCTTATGGTCAGCTTCGTCCCGGTGCTCATAGAGATACCCCAGTGCATACAGAATCGCCACACGGCAGGTGCTGCGCAGGGCTTCCAGTTCCCTTGTGGGCTGTACTCCGTTCTCGGCATCCCGGTCAGCGGCATTGACTGCCTCCCACTGGTCTTCCGAAAGACGTCCCACGTCCTTGCACATCTGCTCCGCAGAAGATAAAAGGATGCCGATCAGGGCATCCTCATCACTGCTGTCCACGCGGAGATAGGTCTTCGCTTCGTAAAGCGGGATCAGTGCCATAACCGGCTCCTCCTTTCCTGACTTTCTTAGCCCTGCGGTGCCATCTGCAGAAGCTGTACAGCTTCGGGCAGGATCAGCTTGCCATCCACACGCTGGGTGGTCAGGAAACCGACCTGATCAGTACGGGCATACAGCTCGTTCAGACGGCGGAAGGTGCGGTTCTGGCGGTCAGCCACCCAGTAGTAGCTGTAATCACCGAAAGCCATGACCTTGCTGCCGCCCTTGATCTCCGGCATGAAGGCAGAAGTCTTCAGCGGACGGTTCAGCAGGGTATCAGGCTTACCGATCTCCAGACCCGGCTTCCAGATATAGTTGCCGTTGTTGTCCTTGATGGTCATCAGCTGCAGCACCAGGGCTTCGTTGCAGAGGAACTGTGCCTTCTTGCGGTACGGAGCCTTCAGTGCATAGTAAAGCTTGAAGATCTCATCGAAGGTAACGGCATCCTTCTGGGCAGCGGTCACACCGACCTTGGCACCACCAGTCTCAGCCAGCAGACCCAGAGGCTTGCCCACACCGTCACCGGTGATAAAAGCGCGCTCCTCTGCGTTGCCCATACGCACACCGAAACGGCGGGCAATATAGGTGGCAAGGTCGAATGCGGAATCGTTCAGAAGCTCATTGGAGATCTTGATCATAGTGCCCAGCTTGTACGCAGACAGCATGGTCTGACCGAAGGTGGTATCGCTCTCCGGGATCTCCTCACCCTCATCGATCCAGCTTGCCTCACCGGTATCCTCTGCGATGGGGATTTTACGGGTGCCGGAGCTGGTGCGGATAACGGTCGCCAGACCACGGAAGATGTTGTTCTCCTCCAGTGCCTCCACCAGCTTCTTCTCGAACTCATCGGGAACGGTAAAGCCGCCCTCGGTGTCCTCACCCACAGACAGGGCATTGCGGACCTCGCCGTAATGGCCGCGGTTGCGGATCATGTTCCAGAAGTTCTCGGCATACTCGGCAGTGGCAGTCGGCTTGACATCCTTCTTGGCACCGTTCTTCGGGTCAGCGTGGACAGGGCTGGAAGTCGGTGCGGACAGCTGTGCCTCGATCTGTGCCTGCTGCTCCAGACGCTCGATCTCAGCACCCAGGTCCTTGACCTCCTGTGCCATCTTGTTATACTGCTCCACGGCCTCAGCCTTTACCAGACCGTTCTCGCCGCGGTTCTTCTCCAGAAAGTCCTTGGTCTGCTCCCAGAGAGTGTTGCGCTTGGTGCGCAGTTCCAGAATCTTACTCATAGTGTTTTTCCTCCATAGATTGATTTGTGGTGATATGAAAAACAGCCTGAATGCACATCACTTCATGCACTCAAGCTGCTTCATCAGGATATTGTAGGGGATGCTGCCATCCTCGGTCTTGCCGTCCATGTCAAGGACAGGTCCCGGATTAGCGGACGGCTCTGCCGGAGGGGTCGGCTCTGCGGACGGTTTCGGGTCAGCAGGCGGCTCCTTCGGCTCAATGTGTTTCTGACCCACATCTTCCGGTTTCACACCCAGACGGTTCAGGACGATTAAATCCATCTGACGGCTGGAGAAAAGGTGCCCTGCCGTATCCTTCTGGAACGGCTTCTTTTCTTCGCCCTCGCCCGGTTCACTGTCGGGGCCTTCTTCCGGATTCTCCGGGTCTGCCGGGTCACTGTCCGGCTCCTCCTCTTTCTTTGCAAAAAGAATCTCGTCTGCAAAGCCCAGTTCCACCGCCTTCTTCGCATTCATCCAGGTCTCATTGCTCATGAGGTTGGCGATACGGGCGTGGCTGAGGCCGCTCTTCGCTGCGTAGGCATTGATGATACTTTCCTTGACTTCGGTCAGCACTTCGATGGCCTTTTCCATGTCCTTGGTGTTGCCCATTGCAACAGTGCTGGGGTCATGGATCATCAGCATGGCAACAGGACTCATCTGGACAGTATCACCGGCCATTGCCACAACAGATGCCGCAGATGCCGCAATCGCATCGATCTTGACCGTGATGCTGCCCTTGTAGTCCTTCAGCATGGTATAGATCTCGGCAGCGGCGAACACATTGCCGCCCGGAGAGTTGATCCAGACGGTCACATCTCCCTCACCGGATTCCAGCTCATCCCGGAACATCTGCGGCGTGATCTCATCGCCCCAGAATGATTCCTCATCGATGGGGCCTTCCAGCCGGAGGATTCTGGTGTCGTCACTGTTTTTGATCCAGTTCCAGAATTTCTTCATCGATTTCTCCTTCCATTTTTCCGTGGCTTACTCTCACTCAGCCGGTTATCGCTGTCAGGTTCTTCTTCCGGGTCAGGCTGTGTTTCTTTCGGCTGATTCTGCTGGACTGCGGCAGCTTTATTCTGCTGCGCCACGCCTGCATCTTTCAGCTTCACATAGCCGCCGTTCAGATAGTAGTCATCTCCACCTTCCTCTGCCGGGATCAGGTCCATGTTCTCCAGACGATGCACATCATTAGGAGAGAGGAAGCCGTTGCTGATGCCGGTTGCATAGCCGTTCATCCGGCTCTGGTAGTCGCCACGGAGCAGACCATCCACATTGAATTTCGGGAAGTAGGTATCCTGCTCCTCTTCCAGCAGCAGATCCTTGATGATGCCCTGCTCAATGCGGACAAGCCACGGGGTCAGGGAGTGCATCACGAAGTTCAGCGACTGGTATTCAATGTTGGAGAATGTGGCTCTGGACAGATCGGCTACCAGATGCGGAGGCACACGGAAGATGCGGCAGATCTCCGTCACAGAAAACTGCTTCGTTTCAAGGAACTGACTGTCCTCCGGTGGCAGAGAGATCGGTTTGTAGGCCATGCCCTCTTCCAGCACAGCCACACGATGGGCATTGGAAGCACCGCCATAAGCCGTTTCCCAGCTATCCCGGATACGGTTCGGGTCTTTCACAACGCCGGGATGTTCCAGCACACCACTGGGCTGTGCGCCGTTTTTGAAGAAGGAAGAACCATACTTATCCACAGCAATGGATGTGCCGAGGCTGTTCTTCATCATGGCAATTGGTGAGAAACCAATCAGACCATTGAAGCCCAGACCCGGCACATGAAAGATCTCGTCCCGGCGGAAGTAGAGGTCTTTATTCTGCTCTCCCGGAACTTCATCCGTGTATGCGTGGTAGATATAATAGAGCTCACCGCTCTCATCCCGGTCGACTTCGACATTTTCCGGCAAAAGCGGATACAGCCCCAGCACCGTGTTCTTGCCATCCCGGACGATCTGTGCGTAGGCGTTGCCCCAGAGAAGCAAGTGAGTCATCAGCGTTTCCCAGAAGACAAAGGATGTCATCTCTGGGTTGGGCTGGCGATACAGAATCTTGTACAACGGATGATCCCGCGCCTTTTCCTTGTTGCCGTTATCGTCTGTCATCCGGTACAGATGCAGCGGCAGTGCCGCAATGGACTCCGCCAGCAGACGGACACAGGCATACACAGTCGGGATCTGCATGGCGGCTTTCTCATCCACCTGCTCCCCGGCATTGGAACGGCCAAACACAAAGGTCTGCCCGGAATCTCGGACGTTATCCGTGACCTGCGGCAGACCTTCTTTTGGCTGTTCTGTTTTGGGAGAATCCCTTGGGTTCTCAAACCCCATCCATTCCCAGAATCCCATTAGGCCTTATCCCCTTTCTCCAGTTCCGGCAGACCGGCAAGGCTGGTACCGAGGGACGCAACACCCGCCACGATCACTGCACTGCCGACCGCCGTCCAGTCCACAGTGCCGCCGGGCATCTGTGTCACGACCAGAGCCGCGCCGGTCTGGAACATCGTCTTTGCAGCACGGATGCCGGCTGCCTTCCACCATTCTGCACTCATCAGATACTTCATAGCTTTTTCCTCCATCTTTTTCATATCAAAAAACGATCATGTCACGTTCGTCGTAGACGCTTCCCTGCTGCTGTCCTTCATTTCGGATGCAGCGGTCCAGTGCCATGATCGCAGCGACGATACCATCGATCTTCTCCGGCGACTTCGCCTTGGTCGGCTTGATGTTGCCAGCCGGGTCGGTATCCACGACCACATTCCCCGCCATCCATGCCATGACCGGATTGCCGCCGTGGATGATTCTGCCTTCCATCAGGAGCTTGTAGAACTCCTTGGTAGGCGGGCTCATATCTTTGAAACCCTGTCCGAAAGGTACGACCGTGAATCCCATCCCCTCAAGGTTCTGGGTCATCTGCACAGCTCCCCATCGGTCAAAGGCAATCTCCAAGATGTGATAGGCCTTGCCCAACTCCTCGATGACCTTCTCAATGAAACCGTAATGGATGACATTGCCCTCGGTCGCCATCAGGTAGCCCTGCTGATACCAGACATCATACGGAACGGATGCCCTGCGCACCCGCTGTGGGATCGTATCCTCCGGTATCCAGAAAAACGGAAGCATGATGTATTTCTCCTCTGGAACTCTGGGCGGGAACATCAGCACAAAAGCCGTGATGTCTCCGGTGCTGGACAAGTCCAGTCCACCATAACAGTCACGGCCCTTGAGGGCTTCCATATCAATAGGCTGGTTGCCGAGATTATAGATGTGTTCCGGGATGAACCGGGTCAGCGAGGACACCCACATATTCAGACGGAGCTGCTTGAACACATTCTCCTCTGCCGGGTTATCAAGTGCTTCCTGGTACGCATCCCGGACACGCTGGATCTGGATGGTCTGGCCGAGAGAGGGATTGGCTTTATACCAGTTGGCTTCATCGTGCCAGTCATCCTCATCGGTCAGTCCATAGACCACGGGGTAAAATGTGTGGTCGATCTTACGTCCGGCCAACAGGTCAAGTGCCTTCATGTGGAGCTCGTAGCAGATGCTCTCCTTGTCCGTGCCGGCCGTGGTGATCAGGAAGAACAACGGCTGTTCACGGGCATCACCGGAGCCTTTGGTAAGGACATCGTAGAGTTTCCTGTTTGGCTGGGCATGAACCTCATCCAGCACCAGACCCGACACGTTCAAGCCGTGCTTCGTACCAACTTCGGCAGACAGGACTTGGTAGAATCCTGCGTTCCCGTAGTTCACGATTCGCTTGGTGGCTGCCATGATCTTGCACCGTTTCAAAAGTGCCGGGGTCATCTGCACCATCTGATGGGCAACATCAAAAACGATGGATGCCTGCTGGCGGTCAGCTGCAGCGCCATAGACTTCGGCAGACGGCTCGTTATCGGCAAACAGCAGATACAGAGCCACCGCAGCGGCAAGCTCGGATTTGCCGTTCTTCTTACCGATTTCGACATAAGCCGTGCGGAACTGACGGTTTCCCCTCTCGTCCACGATACCAAACACATCCCGGATAATCTGCTCCTGCCAAGGAAGAAGCCAGAACCGCTTGCCCGCCCACTTGCCTTTGGTATGGCGCAGGTTTTCAATAAAGGTCACCGCCCGGTCTGCTTTTGCGGCATCGTAATGGCAGGTCGGAAGCATGAACCGACTTGGTTTGTAGTCCTTCAGTTTCGGATAGTTTTTCGGTCTGCACTCTGCCATCAGCTTCCACCTCCTCCCAGCAGATTCTCCATCTCATCAGCAGCATCTGTAGGACCGCCGTCCGAAGCAATGATCCGGCTTCGGGAGGACGGGGTCAGACCGAACTGCTCTGCAAACTTGTTCATGATTTTCAGATAGGTCTGTGCGATAGACACCTGCGGCACTTGCTGCCAATACCCGGACGGGGTCTTGACAATGGTGCCATGCTGGGTGATGAACTCCTCAGCCTCCTTCCATCGGGCATAGGCCTGACAATAACCGGCAAAGGCCGCCATATCCACTTCGGTCAGGATGCCGATGGCTTCCATCTGTTTGGCAAGTCTGCGCCATTCCTTCTTTGCTTCCGGCTCCAGCCACTTCGGACAGGCCGGCGCTTTCTTGTTGGGCTTCGGTTCGCTGGTATTCAGCGGATGCTTGCCCGGATTGCCTTCCAGTTCCTTCATGGCGGTGGGCTTTGGTTTTCTGCCTCTGGTAGCCATTGGCATCTCCTCCCTTCTGCAAAAATGGGTAAAGAAAAAGGACCTCCGAAGAAGTCCTTGTAATCTATATAAAAACACAGCGGATACGAGGCACAGCCCCTTTTGGGGCGTGTACCTTTTGGGTGTTGTTATGCGTTGGGGTTAGCTTCCTTCCAAGCCTCGTATTCATCGACCAGCTCCGCTTCCTCGATGACCTGCCAGACGCTGCAGAAGCGGCTTCTTTGCTGCTCGATCTCCGCTGCTGTCCAGTCTTCCGGCTTGCGGCTCATGTCGTGGTAGGCATCCATCTCCGCTTTCGTCCGGAAGAAAAGAATCTGCTTCAGCTTCAGCGTTTCTTCGTTGTTCCGCAGGCTGTACCGCCTGTCCTCTGCCGCCCTGCAAAGGCTTCCAAGGTCGCTGCAGCTGAGGGTCATGTCCTGCTTGAAGGCGATCTCGATGCCGATCAGCTTCTTCTCGGTGTCGGCCCCCTGAATGTTCTTAAGATAGGTTTTGGCTTTGTTCGTCATGGTCTGTATCCTCCGTGTGTTTTGTTTTCCGTAGGGCTTTCCCCTTCGTTGTGACTGTATATTACCGTCACTGCCGGATACTATCAAGCGGCTATGCTGCACGATCATACACACCTCTTTTTGTCGGATTTATGTGTATTTCCACGCCGGAGAAATCCGCCACTACGAGCAAAAGCTCCCGAAGGAGCTCTGCCCTTTTTCAGTGTGCGTTCTTGATGCACCACTCGATTGCGTGTCCGGCATCCGTGTAGGTCTCATCGGAAATCTTCAGAAGTTCCAGACGGCACTCAATCGGTGACCAGCCTTCCTCTGGGTCTTCCACAAAGCCGTATACCGCTCCTTCCAGCATGCCGTTCCAGTTCCAAGCCACATGGTATTGCTCACAAGCAGCAGTGAAATGCACAGATGTGCTAAATATAAATCTGGTTTCCTCTGATATTCAGTGCGATTAAGGCTCATGCCTGCGCAATAATTGATAGGGCTTCTCTACCTTCTATTGCGGCCGCACTGCAGGGTCACCTAGAATATCTGCTATTAAAAAATTCTATCTTTTATCTCTTTGTGACGTCTCATTTTCCCCCGATGTCCATGTATAGGATCATGCACCTTGAGAATAAATTCCCGCATGGATATGCTACAATTTTTTGTAACAAGGCGAACATCACCATCGCCAGTTTGGCACTTGCAGAATAATTGTCCATCTTCATTTCTAATCTCATATTCACTTGCCATAGACTGTCCTCCTATTCTGGATCATCAATGTCATCATCCCACCAAGCAGCATCATCTGTCTCCTTTTCTTCCGGCTCTGGTAGTGGGGTAAATACTGACTCACATTTTGCCTCACCAATCCAAGGAACCATAAATTCATCATCTACGTCTCCTGTTTCCAAATTGATGAGAATAATTGTTACTTCAATTTTCAAATAGCATTGTTCAAGCCTCTTCTGAATCTCACAGAACGCCTCGCTATCGTTAACTACTATTGATACTCGATCATATTTATACTGATAATCAGCAAAAAGTCCAGCAACCCTCGACAATCGTCTCATAACATTCATTGCTTTCATCGCACCAATATGTGCGTTTACTCCGTGAGGTGGAGTTTGCACTCTACAAAATTCAAACCCCCAAATGCCATCTCCCCTCGGAATAGCATCGGTTTTGAGTTCCATATCAAAGACGAAACCTCCTGCAATCGTCCTATGATATTCCGGCTCTAAACGAGCCACACTATATCCCCTGTTTAAAAGCGCCTTGATAATAATATCCTCATAGACACTTTCTATCTCCGTGCCATGAGCCAATCGATTCCGCATATTCCCCGACGAGCACATTCCATGTGCCTGCATCAGCATCTCAAACGTAATCCCACAATTCTTATCAGCGTGCGCCGCAATGTCTGCAATTAAACTATCCGAATTTGCACCCGCTGTTTTTTTGTTCACAATTCTGGATAGAGTCGAAGCGTTTACACCAATTTCCTCTGCAAACTGCCTCATACTCCGCTCAGGTCCCTTAGCTCTAACAACATACTCTGCCAGCAGATCCTTATCGGGTGGTTTTATCCGGCTGTACTGTGTTGCCAAGTTCCTATAGATTATATTTAATGGTAGCCCCTGACGAAGTGCCTCCTGGACGTTTTCCGGGTACCGGCTGATTTCTTCTTCGCTCAGAGCCACTTTCTTCTGGTCATCCATCTTATCGCCTCCAATCGCTCATGTTGCATCTGTTGCGTACATTTATTATATGCAACAGATAATATCTTGTCAATAGGTCATGCAAAATTTATTGCATATTGTTGCCTTGTGTTGCGTGTCATGTTTTTGATGCATCACCAACAACTTATCTTCATATTAAAATCTTTTGCTATCACCTCTTGACTTATACAACCTTCTATTGTATTATAGGAACAGAAGTTCACGAACTGTTGTTCTTAGTATATAGGAACAGTTGTTCCTTGTCAAGTAGGCTTTACAAAAAAAATTGCTGCTTCTCACCGGCAACTTTCCCTTCCGGCAAAAAACAGCAAAATATCCCACATGGAGGCATGACATGAAAAAAGATACGAACTTACTAGACACACAGGATGTCCGGGCTGAGGCAGCCACTGCACTTACACCGAATGCGACCAACGGCGAAAAGATCAAAGCTCTGCGAACCGCACAAGGTATGAGCATGGCCGAACTCTCCAGACGAGCATCCATGTCTGATCGTGCCATCCGCTATATCGAAGCCGGCGAACGCGAACCAAGCGTGGACGCAATCCAGAAGATTGCTGCTGCTCTTGGTGTCACGACCGACTACTTTATGGATGATGCCACCTTCCAGAAGGAACTCAGCGATGACCAATTCTACGCTGATGTCCGTAAGAAGTATGGCTCCCGCGGTGTAGCGCAGGCAAAGAAAATAAAAGAACAGACCTCTGCCCTTTTTGCAGGCGGCGAGCTGTCCGAAGAAGATCAGGCAAATTTCATTAAGGAAATGGAAGCCCTCTTCCTTGACGCAAAAGAAGAGGCAAAAAAGTTTACTCCTAAAAAATATCTGTAATTGAATTGCAGAGGAAAGGAGTCGCTGTTGGACAACTTTGCTATTACTGCCGCCGACGCTGTAAGCCGCCGATACAAAAGCAATGACCCGGAAGCTATCATTGCCCAGCGCGCCATTAAGATTAAAGACATCCGGTTCTGCGAAGAGCTCCTTGGGTTTTACACGGTGCTTCTAAATTGCGAATACATCGGCATCAATCCAAACTGCTCAAAGCAGCAACGCAGATCCGCACTGGCACACGAACTTGGGCACGCTATCTTTGACCGGAAACATGCGACATCCGGTCAGGCTTTCCAAGATACATATTTTTATAGTCTCAGCAACGCAAAAGCAGAACGCAGGGCGAATACGTTTGCTGCTGAACTGCTGTTGTCAGATGATGATGTGCTGAAACCAATCGGCTTCTATGAATTTAATGCCGACAGGCTTCAGATGGAGGCTTCTCTGCCAACCCACTGCTCCAGCACATACCGTGCCTTGAAATACCACGAGCTTCTGCAAGACTTTCAATACACGCATACAGGATTCGCCACCCTTGAGGAGATCGCACAGGTGGCTGGAGTCGAAAAAAACTTTGTTGATTTTAAACTGAACATTCTTACCGCAAAAGGGTACCAGCTTCCTGCTGTGCCGGAGCTTAAGAGCAACTTTCTGAAAGATTCCATGAAAAATTGCTCTAAGTGCTATGATTAAACATGGAGGTGACTGCTTATGACAAAAGAACGAGTCTATGTAAAGGTAGCCTCCGACTTTGATTCTACAGGCTATATGCAGCCGACATCGATCACTTGGTCGGATGGACGTACCTTCCCAATCGAAACTGTGCGTGATTTCCGCCCTGCCGGAACCGCAGACAACGGTTACTCTGGTGACTGCTTTACTGTGCTCATCCAAGGGCAGGAAAAGCATCTGTTCTTTGAGCATCTTGATCCACGCTTCAACGGTCGGTTAGGTCGGTGGTTCGTTGAGAGATCCGGACATTAACAGCAAAATAACACGAGCACATAGAAAAAAAAAGGGGGGGGAATCACACGATGCAACGCACATATCTTGCGATAGATCTTAAAAGCTATTACGCGAGTGCGGAATGCGCCGCTCGACACCTCGACCCGCTTACCACAAATCTGGTCGTGGCAGATTCCTCCCGCACTGAGAAGACTATCTGTCTCGCTGTGTCTCCTTCCCTGAAAGCCTATGGGATTCCGGGTCGCGCCAGACTGTTTGAAGTCGTCCAGAAGGTCAAGGAGGTCAATGCGAATCGGTTAAGGGAAGCGGTACGATTAAGAAAAGCTGTGTATAAGGACGGTAAACCATCCTTTTCCTCGGCCTCCTATGATTCCTTATCCCTTGCCGCCGACCCATCACTCGAACTCTCTTACCTCGTTGCACCACCCCGGATGGCATACTATGAAAAGGTGTCGCGACAGATTTATGGCATCTATCTGAAATACATTGCGCCGGAGGACATCGTGGTATATTCCATCGACGAGGTGTTCATCGATGCCACCTCGTACTTATCCCACTATAATATGACAGCACACGACCTTGCCATGACAATGATCCGGGAAGTGCTTTATACGACTGGCATCACCGCCACCGCAGGGATCGGTACCAATCTATATCTGGCAAAGCTGGCAATGGACATTACCGCCAAACACGCTGCGCCGGACAAGGACGGTGTCCGCATTGCTGAACTGGATGAAGAGAGCTTCCGCTATCTTCTCTGGGATCACAAGCCTCTTACTGACTTCTGGATGACCGGTCCCGGCACTGTCAAGCGATTAGAGAAACACGGTATTCATACAATGGGCGAGCTGGCCTATTTCAGCAATCGCCGCCAACCGTGTGGTCAAAGATGAGGGCTTCTTCCAAGTCGACCTATTCACGGACACAACTAAGCTGGAAAAAGAGAAAAAGCTGCAGAATGCGATGCTGGGACTCAAGAAGAAGTTCGGCAAGAACGCCGTTCTGAAAGGAACCAACTATCTGGATGGCGCAACGATGAGAGATAGAAATCAGCAGATAGGCGGCCACAAGGCCAAGTAAGGAGGGAGAACATGGACTACAAGAACACACCGGAAGGCAGATCCGTCCAAAGTAAGTATTACAAAATACTCCATGCTTCCCGCCCAGAACCGCCACATAATTATCCCCGGATGCCGATGTCCAATCGTGCTAAAATCTTCTCTCCGTTTGCCGCCTTGCGAGGCTATGAGGATGAGATTGCTTCTGAAGGCAGAGATCATCTCAAAGGAAACAGAATCGAGCTGTCTGAAGAAGGCAAGCAAGCTCTGAACCAAACGATCAGCCAGCTTTGGAAAGGTCAAGAGATCACAATAAAATATTTCACGGACGGCTACTATGAGAATGTAGCCGGAGTATTGGATGCTGTGGATGTGATAAACAAAGAACTACGAATTTACACAGGATTTATAAATGATACCGGCAAAGAGCTGCCGACCATTATTGCATTTGAGGATATATTAGAGATTGGGGTGAATATGACTTGAACTACTACTTTTGCGACGCATGCCGCTACTGCTTCTCTGCTGAGGAACTACCTGACCGTTGTCCTGACTGCGGAGCACAAACCTATAACGAGAAGCCGGCGGTACGCTTAGCGAGTAAAATGGAAATAGAGGAACTGCTCCGAATACGGAAAGAAGATAAGGAGGACAGATAAAATGAAAGCACATAAATATTGGTCACTCGGCGCACTTGCCTGCATGGCAGGGTGCTTCTACACAGGCTGCAAGAAGCTGATGCAAGCTCACAAGTATTTCGCTTGTGGCTCTCTGGTCTGCATGGGTATGGCAATCTACTCCGGTCATAAAATTGCACCGAAGAAGAAAGCTGAAAAGCCTGAATAATAAGAACACACACCCTCGCCGTAACAAGCGAGGGCTTTTTTGAACTCCAGGAGTTCATTTTATTTCCGTTACAAACTATACACTTCCATCATAAACCGTATCCCGACTTTCAGACCTTCCTCAAAAGCGGTCTTCTCCCATGTGCAACACACCGTCCCCTGCCGGTCCATGATCTTCTCCCAGAGTGGAATCTTATCTCCGACATAATCATCGACCAGCCTATCCATACCTTCCAAGCCACGCAGCCACTCTTCCAGTTCCTTTTCCTTGGCCTTCGCAGCTTTCCCGGCAACTGTGTTCTTCTCTACTGGATTATTCTCTGTGTAATGCTCGTAGATCAGATCCAGCAGATTCTCCACTGGCGGATAATACTCTGGTTTCGTTTTCTTAATGTAGTCTTCTAGCAGCTCCTTCAATTTTTCTATAATGCTACCATCCTTCCCAACTGAGATTCATTTCCTCAGTTACGGCACATATTACCGTAGACTTCTACACATAGCAACCTATTTTTTGCGGTCTTTCGGATGGCCCATCTTCTCCTTTATCTCGTCTGGCACGTCAATCAATCCGAACCGATAGAACATCCCATAGATGTAAGTCACTCCCCGGATATCCCCCAGAGCTTTCGGGCGGTCTACTACTTCTCCCACCTTTTTCATATTCCGTAGTGCCAGCAGCACTGAACTCCATGCCAGACTTTTACTGTTCTCTCGGCGGTCTATCCACAGTTCTTTTGTGTATTCGCCGCTTCTTCCTTTTCGTATTTCATAGGTAAAGGGTAAGCCGGAATAGGTTTTAAAGCGCACACCAGAATAAAGCAAGACCGTCTCCCACAGGTGTTCCTCTGTTGGCTCTGATCTCAGTTTTCTTACTGCTCTATATCTCCGCCGCCGTTCTGCTCCAACACTAATCTTTTCTTTATCTGCTGTACTTGGGAAGTACACACCTTTCTGATATGGTAGGTACGAGGTAACGGAGGCTTTGGAGAGTTGAAGAGTATTTGCGGTTGAGAGGATGGCTTCTTTATAGTTCTGTGTTTTCCGATACTCCTCAAAGGTATCCTGTACCTTCTCCGCCACATCCGATTCATACACACCAGCCGTGATGAGCAGCTTTCTTACTTTGATTGGATTCATAGTTAGCGCATCTGCAATGGATCGGAGGGGGCAGTCCTCCTCATAAAGCGCCACAGCACTTTCCATCTGTTCTTTCAGATTCTTCTCGGCATCGTACTCCGGCTTCAT